GGGTTACGATAGGAATGGATTTTGTTTATAAGGCCTGCAAATGATTCAATTCAATATAAACCAGAAGCCCCTTTCAGTAAATGAAGCTTACCGGGGTAGAAGATTCCGCACCAAGGCCTACATTGAATTTGAAAGAATGATGCTTTTGAAAATGCCAAAGGGCAAAGTAGATCCTGAGCAGATGCTGAGGGTTGAACTGTTCTTTGGCTTTTCTACCAAATCAGCTGACATAGATAACCCCATCAAGGCTACCCTAGATTTGGCGCAGAAAAAGTACGGCTTTAACGATAAGATGGTTTTTGAATTGAATGTAAGGAAGTGCATTGTAAAAAAGGGGGATGAATTTATCAGCATGGGAATATTTAAAATGTTACCTTTTTAGACAAAATTCACGGTTTAAAATAGGATATTAATTTTAATCCTATATTTGAATAAATAACAAACCAAATGAGCGTAGAAGAAGGACTATTAATCAGAAGATCAAGAAAAAAAAGCGGGTATACACAGCTAGAACTATGCAAGAAGCTAGGTTTATCTCATGCTCCTATTAATCAAGTTGAAAATGGATGGGAAAGCATAAGCCTGTTTAATCTTAGAATGATCTGTGAGGCTGTAGGTCTTGAAGTAGTAATCCAAGAAAGAAAGTAGAATGCCTAGAATGCTGCCAAAATCCAAGCTAGATTATTCTCTTGAGATCCGCTACAGGCTTTCAAATGGGAAATGGTCTATCTGGATGAATAAGGGCAAAGGCAGCTTTCAAAACATTGAACTAGTCCAGAGGCAGATCAGACTCCTAGCAGCCACATATTACGGCCGTCAGAAGGAGATCCGCTTTCAATGGAATGGATGGCTTTGCGATTTTGCCGGGCAGCCGACAGGGGAAGTAATAAGCCTAAAATGAAAGCGATTGACTGGCTATATGATCAAGAGTTTAAATATGTATTCCAAAATATAGGTAAGGATCTTTGGGAAGATCTACGGCAGGAAGTTGCGGTGATAGTCCTAGACTACAACCAAGACAAAATCAAGGAACTAGAAGCCAAAGGAAAGCAGGTATTTAAGTTCTGGATAGTTCGGATCTGCTGCAATCAAACCAATAGCAAATACGGGAAGTTTGGTAGACTATACGGAAGCCTATTACCGGTTGAGGATATCATGAAGTTCGTAAAAGAAGAACAGCCGATTGATAACAGTCAAGAGGTAGCGGATGGAATTACAAAGATAGTGCAGGGCTTGTACTGGTACGATCAGGAGATCTTAGGTTTATATGTGGAATTAGGAAGCGTTCGAAAAGTAAGCAAGCAGACAGGTATTCCACATACTTCAATTTTTATCACAATTAAAAAAATTAGATCATGTATCAAATCGCAGTTGGTTTACTAGGGTCGCTGGGGTTAACCCTGCTTTACTTCTACATCCTTAACTTTCCTAAATTTTTTAAGGAAGTCACAGGCAGGAAGTTGGTCAAGCCTTTTAGCTGCTCCTTTTGTATGTCCTTCTGGATCAGCTTGTTTTTTCTAGTCTTAAAAACGGATTTGATTTCTGCAATATTTATAAGTAGTGCAGTGCCCTTCATCTACCTGTATGTGGAGGATCATTTCACTAATAAGTTTGAACTATGACACCAAGGTCAAAGGCAGACTATTTGTTGATTAAATTTTATTTAAGCGAATGCACACATGGATACAATGATGTGAGGGATATACACGCTGCAAATAGATGTGCAATAATTGCGGTAGATGAAATTATTCAAGAGATAATTGAAATTGATTCTCAAATGTCAGAAGCAGGGCTTTTAAATAAAAATTTAAAATATTGGCAAGAAGTTAAAAACGAACTAAAAAAAATATGACACCTGAAGATTTAGAACTATTCAAGAAGCACATGCCTTTGTACGAAAGCTACAAGAAGCACGCATTCATTCGTAATTATGACAAGGAAGTCTACACGGAAATGATTCACCTGTACACCACCTACGTTAATCCAAAACATAATTTCAGCCATTGGTGCAGTAGCTGTCGGATGGAGTTAGTAAACTATCTGTATGGATGGTACACCAACGAAGAAAATACTACATGGTATCGGCAGCAAGAAGAAGAAAGTGCCGAAGTACAGGAGGAAGCAGTAGCCCCGGTAAAAAAAGGAAGAAAACCTAAAACCACATAATATGGAAACCAAACCAAAAGTAAAACTAGGCAACGGAAAGAAAAGAAGCGGATCATGGCTTACAGCTGCCATCTGCTTATCCGATGCCGAAGGACACGCATACACCTATAACGGAAAGAAGTATGTGAACCTTAATATCAATATCTACGATCAGCCGAATGACTACGGGAAGGATGTGGCTATTACCCTAAATGATTACAAAAAGGAAGAAAATAGTAATCCAGAGGTTAATAAAATGCCTGCTGTTGCTTATCAAGCCGAAGAATACGATCTGCCTTTTTAATGAAGAAGCACACCAAGATTTATATTGAATATTTTGGCTACACAATAGCCGATTTTATTCCTTGTGAATCTTGCGGATCTCAGGCGGTAGATATTCACCACATCAAAGCTAGGGGAATGGGGGGCAGCAAAACAGCAGACCACATAGAGAACCTAATGGCCTTGTGCAGGGAATGTCACGATACTATGGGAGACAAGAAAAGCTACCGGGAATACCTAGAAGAAAAGCACAAAGAAAAAATGAATCAACCGAAATAAAAAACCATGTCAAACTTTCAATTAAATTTTAACACAGAAAAAAAAGTAGTTAGCATCACCCTCGATAAGGAAGATGGAGTTTTAGATCTGGCTTACTTGTTTAAAAAAATGCTAGATGATGCAGGGATCGCCAACAAGTTAGAGGAGAAGGACATCGAAACACCAGAGGCTACGGAAGTAACAAACGAAAAACTAGACTAATGGAGATCAAAACCGTTAAACTTTCAGAAGTCAAGAGCAATCCGAATAATCCCCGGATTATCAAGGATGATAAGTTCGGCAAGCTAGTCAAGTCTATCAAGGAGTTTCCTAAGATGCTTGAGATCAGACCTATCGTAGTCAATGCTGACATGATAGTCCTAGGGGGTAACATGAGATTGAAAGCCTGCAAGGAAGCAGGGCTAAAAGAAGTACCAATCATATTTGCACATGATCTGACTGAAAACGAACAGAAGCAGTTTATAATCAAGGACAATGTAGGCTTTGGTGAATGGGATTGGGATATGCTAGCAAACGAATGGGAACCAGAGTTACTTGAGGATTGGGGATTAACTGTTCCTAACTGGGGTGAGACACCAGACTATTCTATTTTGGATGACGAAGATGTAAGCGATCAACTTGATGACATGACAAATGGAGTTAAGAAGGCTATTCAAATAGAATTTGAAGCTGAGCACTATGAAGAGGCTTATGAACTAGTTAAGTTCTGGAGGGAGCAGGGAGCCTATGTAGGTTCTATGATTATTGAACATTTAAAAGCAGAAAAACAAAAAATATGAACTACCAAGTTTATGTAATTTCAGCAGGTAGATACAATAATTTAAACTTTACATGCGATCAAAAAAATAGATATATTTTTTGCGTTCGCAACGGAGAAAAACACCTATACGAAAAGCATGGATGTAAGAATGTTTTTGAAACTGGCAAACTAATTGAAAGCAGGAATAAAGCGTTAGAAATGGCTTTTGCAAAAAATGAAATTTGCGTACAGTTATCTGATGATTTAAAAAGGGTTTATTTAAATAAAAACTTTGGAGAAAAAAAAGAGGTAAATATAGACTTAGCAATTAAAGAACTTGTTTCGGTATTTAATAAAATTGAAAATGTTTATTTAATGGGAGTGCCACCTACTTCAAATGATTTTTTTGCAAAAAGTAAAATTTCTAAAAATACATTCTGTATAGGTGATATGCTTTTTGTAAAGCCGACAGAACTAAGGTTTGATACGCAGCTTACTTTGAAAGAAGATTACGATTATACCCTGCAGCACCTAGACAAATACGGAAGCTGCTTTAGGTATCAAAAATACTTATTTGAGTTTGAGCATTACAAAAACAAAGGCGGAGCAGTTGATTATAGAAATGAAGCTGAAGAGCAAAAAAACATTTTTATTCTGCGAGCAAAATGGGGCGATAAAATTAGAATGAATCCTAAACGGAAAAATGAAATACTGATATGAAAAGGATAGATTTAATTAAGGTCGATCATGACCGGAAGATGGGTGGGCTTTGTGAATTCATTGAGCCAAATATTACAGAAGATTGCATCTTTTACGGTGATGGTGAGCCAATAGGATTTTACTTAACTAAGATGCCTGAAAAGATGTGCAAACTTGCTGATTTGGCAAATGCTGAATTAAGAAGCGCAAATGTACCTAAAACATTAATGAGTAGGGCTACGGTATCAAATAAAGAGCAGTATGAAAAAATGAAATCTGATAAAAGTGGTAAGCAAAGGGTTGATCAATATTCTACTATTTTAGGAGGCATCCCACCTAAGGCTCAATTTAAGAGACCATATCCAAATTTATCATCTGTTCATTCTGTTAAAACAGCACAAACTTTCATCAAGGCAATGCTTTTGTTGGCTAGAGAAAGTGAGGAACTAATAAAGGAAATACTTCCAAAGCAATATGAAAGGCAAACAGAATTATTTAAGGATGTTCCTGAAAAATGGAGATTTTCAAATCTATTCACAAGTTCAATTTCTAACTACAATATCCCTGCTCCTTTCCACAGAGATACAGGCAATATTGTAGGGGCTGTAAATGTGATCATCTGTAAAAAGCATAATTCAAAAGGAGGTGATCTTCACATACCGGATTATAACGCTACTATTGGGCAAAGAGATAATTCAATTTTAGTTTACCCGGCTTGGCGGAATGTTCATGGGGTTACTCCTATCGTGCCAACACATGAAGGGGGATACAGAAACAGCTTAGTTTTTTATCCGTTGAAAGCGTTTAAAGGACTTGAATAATTATCAAAACTCAACACTATGAAAAAGCCTGAGAGATCCGTAATAGAGAAAGCCATTGTAAAGGCATTTGGGAACCTGTCTACGGCTGCAAGATCCTTGCAGGTAGATAGGGTTACCCTGTACAAATGGATCGATCAGGAGGGCTTAGAACAGGCTGTAATCGAAGGTAGGAATACAAGGCTAGATTTTGTTGAAAGTAAGCTAGACCAGAAGATTGATAGCGGGGATACTACTGCTATCATCTTCTTTCTAAAAACTCAAGGCAAATCCAGAGGCTATGTTGAAAGACAAGAAGTAACCGGGGCAGACGGCAAAAAACTTTTTGAAGTGACCATTATAGATGGCGCAGATTAAACTTAAAACCAACAAAGTATTTAGGCACCTAGAAGAAAGCACGGCTAAAATAGTGGTGCAGCAAGGGGGCACTAGATCCGGGAAAACTTTTAATATCCTGCTTTGGATAATCTTTGCTTACTGCCAAAGGAACGAAGGCAAGATAATCACGATCTGCCGAAAATCTTTTCCTGCTTTGAGGGGTACGGTGATGCGAGACTTTTTTCAGATCCTCAAGGATCATGACATATACTCGGAAGATGATCACAGCAAGACGGCAAGCGAATACAGGCTGAACGGAAACACTATAGAATTCATTTCACTTGACATGCCTCAGAAGATACGAGGTAGAAAGAGGGATCTGCTTTTTGCAAATGAGGCAAACGAGTTGACCTTTGAAGATTGGCAGCAGCTTCTTTTCCGTACAAATGAAAAGGTGATCATTGACTTCAACCCTTCGGAAGAGTTCCACTGGATCTACGATCATGTACTCCCCCGGAAGGATGTCGAGTTCTTCCAGACTACCTACAAGGATAACCCATTTTTAGGGGCTGAGATCAAGTCAGAAATTGAAAGGCTCAAGGAGATAGATGAAAACTATTGGAGGGTCTACGGGCTAGGAGAAAGGGGGCAGGCTAGATCCTTGGTATATACTTTTAGTACCACCAAAGAAATACCAAAGGAAGCAAAGCTAGTAAGCTACGGCCTTGACTTTGGCTACTCAAGTGATCCTACTTCCCTAGTGCGCACGTATATATTGGATGATAATATGTACGTGGATGAACTGCTATATCGCACCGGGATGACAAACCAAGACATAGCAAACGAAATGAAAGTTCTGGGACTAGATCGGAGTAACGAAATCTATGCGGATTCAGCAGAGCCAAAAAGTATAGAAGAAATCTACAGGATGGGGTGGAATGTGAAGCCGACTATCAAGGGATCTATAAACATAGGTATTGACATCATCAGGAGATACAAGCTGATCGCAACGGAAAGCAGTTTCAACCTGATCAAGGAACTCAGGAACTACAAGTATATTGAAGATAAAAACGGCTTGCTAACGAATCGGCCTGTAGATAATTTCAATCACGCACTGGATGCACTTCGCTATTCGGTGGTAAACAAAATATCCAAGAGCCATTTAGGTAGGTACTCATTCAGATAGAAACATAAACCAAACAAAATATATTTAGAATCATGTGGGACAAACTTACAGTAGGGCAGTTCATAACCTTGTACGATATCGAGGCAAGCCCAAATTTAAACATCATCGAAAAGCAGCAGAAAATGCTAGCGGTGATCGAGGGTAAAAATGAAAGGGAGTACGATGAATACAAGTACCGGGATCTGATACAGGAGTATGGCGAGAAGCTATCTTTCTTCAACAACATTCCTGAGTCAAAGCCTGTGGACTTCCTTCAGGTAGGGGATCACCGCTACAAGTTCTGCTATGAATTACAAGAGATCACAGCCGGGCAGTACATCGACATCCTTTCTTTCAGTGGTGAAATCATGCAGTTGAATAAGATCGCTGCCTGCTTCTTTCTTCCCATGGAGGGTGACAAGTACAAAGGATATGGGGTGATACCTCATGAGGTGGTTGCGGATGATTTGCTAGAGGCTAACTTCTTGCAGGTCTACGGGTGCATGCTTTTTTTTTGTCAATTATTCAACGAATTAATAAGCAGTACAATAACCTACTCAATTCAGAACAAGGAGATGGCGGAGAAGGCAGCCCGTTTATGGCACGCTGGGGTTGGATATACAGCACAAAACAAGTGGCAGACTTCAATAACATAACAGTAAATGAGGCTTACGATTTAAAGGTAGTGGAATATCTAAACTGCCTAGCATATTTAAAGGATTACAATAAACACAAGGATCTCGAATACAAGAAATGGCAGTTGCAACAAAGGAACAGGTAGACGGACTAGTTAACATCGGAGGCAGAAAGCTGAAGGGTAACGAATTTGTCGCTGCCGTAGAAGGAACGCTTGTAAAAAATATCAAGGATGCCATGGAAAAGCTAGGGTTATCTGTAGTAGATAATCTAGCTAAATACGCACCTGTAGATCAGGGAAAGCTAGCAAGTTCTTTTGAAGTATTAAAAGTAAGCGAAACTAGGACAGGATACCGCTTAGAAATCAGCGTAGGTGCTGACTATTCAGATTACCAAGATAAAGGGGTGAAGGGTATCCAGAACAGGCGCAAGACCTATAAAAATGCTGAGGGTAGATTCTATCAATTCAAAACCTACGGAATGCCTATCGAAGCCCTACAAGGTTTAGAGGGATGGATGAAGCGGAAGAACATGGAGATCGATGCTACCAACCTAATCGAGGGAAGGCAGATGCTACCACAGATTTCAAGCAGCGCAAAGAGGCTAGCCTACTACATTAAAAAGTACGGTATTGAAGGGAAGCAGTTTGTGAAGAAATCAATAGACGAAGCAACACCAGAATTTAATATCGACATTCAAAACATTGGATTCAATTCCTTGACCTTAAAGATAAGCAAATGATAACCCTAGTTCAGCCTACAAATAGTATCCTACCTGCATTCAATCGGATTAATTACACGATCAGCAGCGACAACGCAAACCTATCCGGGTTTAAATATGTGGTGAAGGTATTCAATACTGCAAACGAATTGATTACTCAGGCATTCTATGACTCCCCGGCTAACCCTGCCGACTCTGTGGAATTTGATGTGAGCAAATTTGTATCTGTAAACTTCACCTACTCAAGCGGATTCTATCAGGTAGCAACTTCAGCAAGCAACACCAACGTAATCAAAGGGTACTATCTTAAGTGCTATGAGTACTACGAAGTTGCAGGGGTGTTTCAAATAGTCTCAGCTTCAGAAGTGGTGAGTGCAACTAAATATGCCTTGGCTGCTTCTTTGCCTTTGCTAGAAGAA